CACTTTCTCGATTGAGAATGCCATTTCAGCATAGTCGGCACCAACGCCATCACCTAGAGCCTCAGCATCACCTGTGTCTAAGCCAGTACCAGTTGTAATTAACTGAGTATTAGCATTAGGCAATGTGTTTGCATGAGTACCTGTTCCAGCGAAGTCTGTATCAGCTTCGTTGAATAAGGCTTCAGCACCACCTTGAGAGCCATATCTTGCGCGCATTGCGAAGATTAGACCTGTAGGACCAGTCATAGGCTGAACACCACAGATGTCATAAGCAATTAGGTTAGGAACTGCTCTACGCACTAAAGAAATAAGAATTGGGTCATAACCAGCAACCGGACCAGCAGCAGCGTTTCCAGATAGGCCACTAAAGCCACCTGTTCCAGCATCGTTAGTCGGTGATGCTTCACTTAAAAGTGAAGTCATGTTAGCTGATAAATCACCAGATTCCATTAGTGCCTTTTCAGTATTTTCGAGCACAGTAGCTGTCACAGCTCTTTTGTGCGCGTCACTAATAGGTGAAAAAGATTCGTGCTCTAGTACAGGGCCCCACTTTTCCACTAGTCTTGAGTAATTATCCATTTCGGATCTCCTTTAAAATAAAATTAATTTAATTTAATTAATAAAACCAAGTTAAAATTAATTATTCTTTCTAGTGTTAAATGCCTCTACGAGAGCATTAATAGATGAGTAATCAGAAGCTGGTTTAACTACTTCCTGTTCATCTAGAATAATTTCGTCATTTTCTTCTTGTAAATCAGATTGTGTTTCCACAGCTGGTTTGCTAGAGAAGAATGACTCCTTAATTACTTGAAGATTTTCAGTATAAGACTCTAAATCTTCAATATCAAGCTTTTCAGATAAAACCTTTAAACGCTCAACCTGATTTTCAGATAAGCCTTCAGCGATTTCATCAAATACTTTACCTGCCTGAGAACCAGAGATTACTCTCTGAAGGTCAATATTCTCATTTACGAGAGTATTGTGCTTTTCCTCAAGGTCAGAAACTTTTGCTTCGAGTTCAGAAACAACATCGATTGTAGATTCATCAACAGCAATGTTATGCTCTGTGAATAATCCTTTAAGACCTGACATTAATGATTCTGCCATTTCTACTTTGATACCACTTTCGATAGCGATTTCGTTCTCTTTTGTCCACTCATTAACAACGTAGTCAAGATACTTATCTACGTTTTCAACAATTTCTTCCATTCTGGATTCAACTGCTTCACTTAATGATTCATCTAAAGAAGATTCAAGCTCTTCTTTGATAGACTCTGTTCTTTTGTTAACTTCTTCGTTTAAAGCTGCTTCAAAAACTAATGAGATTTTGTTTTTGAATTCTTCCGATAAGTCTTCACCTTCGATGATTGATTCAATAGAAGATTCAACAACTACTTCTTCAATAGTTTCCACTTCTTCTGTTTCTACATCTACATCCTCTGCAGTAGGAACTGCTTCACCAGCCTTTTCTTGGCCAGGAATCACTTTCTTAGGGTCAACTGCATCTTTAGGCTTATCTTCAGCGGTTTTCTTCAACTTGTCCTTTTTGCCTTCTCCACCTTCAGGTGAAACAGGATTAGGTACTTTTGAGATACCGTCATCAGCAACGAATTCTTTTCCGTCTGCCATAATTTTTCTCCTTTATTATGTTATAACAATAATTTTTAACAAACAAATAATTTGACTGTTTTTATTTATAAAAAGTTAATTTCTTAAAGTACGGATAAATGTTTCAAACATTCTTGTAGCCGTATCTTCGTCAATTTTGCGCACTACACGATTTACCTTTTTCTCTACTTCTTCGACAATCTCATCGATAACATCAGCTACCTGTTGAGCTCTCCAAGTATTAGAAGCGATATCGTAGTAATACTCTCTATTCTCCATAATGCCATTTACAAAAGCATCTGGAGCGGAAGGGTCTGTCACAATATCAACTGTGGATAAATGAAAGTCTTCTTGAACTTGCATTACACCATCTTTCAGTTGTTTTACTGAACCAAGACCTCGTGTAGAAACACCAATCTTGACACCTTCGTCTATAAAAGTTTTTACAATTTCTCCCATAGGAGTAGAAAGGATTTTTGCCTTTCCGTAAAAATTGTTTCCATCTCGTTTCATTTCTGTAATTAGATGTGAAACTCGATCCCCGTTGATTGTTGGACCATCGGGATGTCCTAATTCCCCTAAAGCTCTTTTTGTATCAATGAAATCTTTTGTATAACGATTCATTTCGTTTTCAAGAGTCTCGCAAGGGTAAACTCTGCCATTACGATTTTTAATATCACCTTGCATGAAAATGCCTTCAATAAAGAAGGATTTCTTACCGTTTTCGGCAGCCTCGGTGATGATTTCGCAATCTTCTGTATATTCTGATATAAGTTTCATAATGGTACCTATTTAAATATTATTTATAACTATTATCCGCCTAGCGTAATTTCTGCAAACTGAACGACCTCATTAAATTGGTCCTCGTCTGCCATTAATTTTGATGCCATTTCCTTGGCATCCTTTGGCTTTAATTGCTTAAAGAAATCAGTTAAAAGTTGAGCCTTTTGTTTATCAACCTTTACTCTTTTACCATTATCTAATTTTGCTTGACCAGCTCTAGCTCTCAATTTATTACCTGAAAACTTTACAGATGACTCTTCAAGCTCTTCAGCAGACTCTGCAAATCCTAAGATACCGGCCTTGTCAAACATAGCGGCCGCACTAATCTTTTTTACAGGATTTACCAGTTGGTCTCCTTTTGACCATGCGTAGAGTGATTTAACATTACTGAATACATCAGCAAGTTTATTTTGCCACCACTCTTCTGGGTCAACACCACTCTTCAGATATTCACTAATCTCTTCTGAGGCGTAACAAATGAAATGTAATTGTTTCATCATCATTGGAATTTCTTCTTGGGGACTCTCCAAGAGCTCTTCCTCTGTACTGATTTTATCTAACATTTCTTTGAATGTGACTTTAATTTTTCTACCACCAGACACACCAATTTCAACAGCTGAAGGTGATAGTTTATCTTGTTTTACTTTTGGAGCTTCATCAGGTTGAGCATCAAGGGTATCAGCTGAGTCTGTTTCAGCTTCTTCTTCAACTTTTTCATCTTCGCCCATACAGTTTGAAGCATATAAACCTTCGAAAGTAGACTTTGAACAGCCATACTTTTCTTTGATTTTTTCATACATTTCGTGTTTGGAACAACCAGAAGCATGAAGTTTCATCATATCCTCAACACATGCTGATTCATCATAACCTTCTTCTTGTTCTGGAGCATCATTAGGGTCTTCATCGCCCATGATTTTATCGTATTCGTCGTCCCATTTATCTTCAGGTTTCTTGTTTTTAAAACCGAGGATTTCAGTAATTGACATTTGCTCAATATCAACGCTTTCAGATCTTGCAGCATTTCTTTCGGCTTCTTTTGCTTTTTGAATCGCATCTTTAGCCTTTTGTAATCTTTCCTGAGCTTTTTTCAAGCGTTCTTTAGCTTTTACTTTCTTTTCGATTTTTTCTGCTTGTCTTTCAGCTCGGCCTGCACGACCAGAAGTTGTAAGTCTGTCTATGGTTTGTCGTTTAATACCTCTACCAATTGCTTTTGCAGCACGTCCTATAACCTCATCAAGTTCTTCTTCTGTAAGATCTTCCAGGTCATATTTGGATAATTCCTCTGCGAGGGTATTAATTTCTTCCTCGGTCCAATCATAGTCATCAGTAAGTTCTTCATCATCGACAACGATTGTATTACCTCTTTTAGGTAGAGTTTGAGAAACTTTCTTTTTATAAGCTTGGTCGTAAGCTTTTTTATCATCTCCCTTGGCATTATCTGCCGGACGTTTCTTGGGTGTTAAACCTTCAATGTCGCCTGTAAATTGAGAATCCAAAGCAACAGGATGATCGATTCGCTCAATCTCATGTTGGTCTTTAAATCTCTTTTCTTCGGGCGCCTTTGGTTGGCCTACCTCGGAGAGAATGTCTTTAAATTGTTTCATATTGAGTCCCTATTTAATTCTATTATCTATTTATTAAAAACCTTGGTCTTCATCATCGAACGCGCCTGCTCTTCTTTCTTGTTCAATCTCATCTTCCATTTCATTTGCCTTTTCTTCAGACATTTGAAGAACATTTTTCACAATCCATTGATGAGAGAAATACTTACCAGTGTAATCAGCTACGTCTCTTAATGTAGTTAATCTTTCTCTTAATATCTCAGCTTCCTTAAGTTCCTCGAAATAGTTGTCTTTTACAAAGTCATAACGAATTTGATTTCTGATTTCGTTAAACTCTTCTGGTGTTAAAATTCCTTTCAATACCAATTGTTTCTCAAGTACCATATTGAATAACCAAGAAAATCTTGTTCTTACCCTACGTATGAACTTACCAAATTTTAGTTCATCACGAGTAATTTCAGATGCACGTCCAAAAGTTGCCTGTGTTTCTGGTTCCAATCTTGTTAAAGGTACCTTCAGTGCTTTATATAACTTACGCTGAAAATACTGAAGGTTCTCATCAGTACTTAAAGCTTGAGCTGCACCTCCGGCTAAAGTATCAACCTCGGTTGACCTTTCGCCACCTCTACGAGGGAACCAAAAATCTTCAGTCATTGTCAACATTTTACGTGAATCTGTAATTTCACCTGTTGACGAATTATACTGAAGTTTATTTTTATGACGGGCCATCATATCTCTAAGATATTGTTCCGCCTTATTCTTAGGCAAATTACCTACATCAATATAAAAAATTCTTCTCTCTGGCGCGCGAGTCAGAGTATAAA